GATATCGTCCCAGAATTCTGGCTTTTCATACCAAGTATTATTGAATTCAGACTTGTCAAACTCTACTTGTTTGATAACTATAGTGCTTTTTGTTTTAGCTATTAACTTATCATAGTCTTGCAACCACTTGCTACTATCATGCGGGCTACACATCACGCACTTTAGATTGCATGTATGTCCTAATCGCAAGTCTAAGTAACGAATGATAGGTGGCACTTTACCAGTCTCATCAGTCTCATCAATGAGTTTATTAAAATCTAAACCATCACGATTCCACTCATACATTTCCCATAGACGTTTACTTACTACGCCGTTCGATTCTTCTTCAAAGCATTTAGTACAACTAGCAGGAATCTTTCCGTCTAGCATAGTTAATCGCACATCACGCATGTATTCATTGTTGAATGATTCCAATGGGGTTTCACGTCCAAAGTTGGCAGGTTTGCCGTTCTCTTTCTTCACCAGACCCACAGTGTGATCTCCTGTACTTGCACCACTTGCATTAGTAACACAACATAGTCTAGCGTCACCGTTGGGTCGAGTAGCTAAGTGAATCCAGGGTAAAGCACAAAACGTAGGAGATCCTGTACGTTCTTCTATTAATTTAATATAATTTTTTATTTTTTCACTCATTTACAATTTGATCCATAGGTTTAGCAAACGAGGTGTTCACCCCACATGTCCTCGCACACACTATTAATTTATTAGTGTTCCAATAATTATCCCAAACGTTTTGATATTCATTACTTTCTATGATTTCTTTTACAGAACGAATAAGCGTATTGGTATCTCCTAATTTACTCATTAGTTCATGGTGTTGTTCTAACATATGCGTCCTAACAGTAGAAGCACCATCTTTTGGAATGTGACTATAAGGGACACTTGACACCCAACAACATGGATATAAATTTTTATAAGCATCAATATACACTTCTTTGTTTTTTTGTACTCTACATTCTATTTTTGAATGCTCTAATACGTCTTTATACGAATCTATAGTTTTCCTGTCAATGAATTTTAAAGGAGTATCTGATGCAGGTTCTATATAATGAGATAAAGTTCCATCACGATTCATTACCTTAACTTGTGGTTCTAAAATAAATCGACTGCTATTCTTAATAGTAAATTTAGAAAACCCCATTTCATTTGCAAGCTGTCTTGCATTCTCTACTTGATGCTCATTGTGTTTGAATCTAATGAATACCCATTCAGCTATTCCTCCAGCGGCAATGAATGCTTTGGCATTTTTAATCACTGTTTCATATTTTGTATTGATTCTATACAAATGGTGTGTATCCTCTAATCCATCTAAGGCAAATACAACATTGTGATTATTTGGAAGAGAAATAGCCAATTCACTCCACCATTGTGTAGTCCTAGCGCCACCGTTAGTGTGAATACTTATATGAACCTCAGGCGCTACGGTTTTAGAATAACTACACATTTCAATTAAGTCGTTATTCATCATAGGATCACCAAAGTTACCACAAAAGTAATAACTTTTAATTTGATGAAGTATCTCTAAGGACATGATGGATTTAAAATCTTCCAAAGACCAATTTTGTATTTTGATTAGTGGATTATCTAATCCACCGTTAATGTTTCTATTACACATGGGACAACTGGCTTGGCAGTTATTGGTTATTTCTAAATGTAACTGATTTAATACATTAAACTTAAACATTGGTTTTTATCTTAATTCGTTGTTCATCTACACCAAGGTACGGGCTAGATGATCCGCACATTATAATACAAGTAGAACTTGATCGATCCTTCCATTTTTTCTGCCACATTGTTTGCCATTGTTCAGTATTAATGATATTCTTTAAACCCGTATCTAACACATTAAGACGAGGAAACTCTAATACTTGATTTTTTATTTTTATACCCTCCTCAATTACGGAATCTTCTTGATACAAGTTAAATTTTTTAAGAAAATCAATATCATAATTTGTATACAAGAACGCTCCTATCATACAGCAAGGACTAAGTTGATAATGAGCATCAATGTACAATTCTTTGTGTGTAATTGCTAGGCAATTTATGTTGTCGGCATCTTCCCATTGTTGATGCCCTGATAATTCTTTTTTACCAACAAATTTAATCACGCTATCAGTAGGAGTTTCAATGTTATATAAAACTTTACCTAAGGAGTCAACTACTGGAAACAATTGCCCCTTACCTATTCGTCTACTGTTTTTCAATGTGAATTTCTTAAACCCCAATTCTTTGGATAATTGTTCAACATCATTAACCTGATGTTCATTATGTTTGAATCTAATGAAACACCATTCGGCGTTTCCACCTTCAGCAATAAAAGTTTTAGCATTTTTGATGATCAGATTGTAATCGGTATTCATGCGGTATAAATGATGTGTATCCTCTAATCCATCTAAGGCAAAAATCACATTATGTTTATTTGGTAATGATTGATACAATGTTTTCCACCAAATGGTAGACCTCATGCTACCATTTGTGTGAATCAATACTTCTATATTTGGGGCATTAGTTTTTAAGTATTCACACATCTTAATCAGATCATTGTTCATCAATGGATCCCCAAAGTTACCACAGAAATTAACCGTATTAACTTGTTCTAGTATTTCCTTAGAAAATATATTTACAAAATCATCTATTTTCCAATCATTGATGGGTAATAGAGGATTAGTAATGCCCCCGTGAATATTTCTAGGGCACATAGGACAGGAGGCCTGACACCTATTTGAAATTTCAATATGTATTATTGACAACTCATCAAAACTAAACATTCTTATATCCTATAATCATCCAACGTTCATATAGTGGTGTTGTTAGTGAACCAGACCACATTGCATTCATCTTGCTTTGTTCTTTAAATTCTGCTAATGTTTTTGCGGTACGAACATGTTCTGGTAGATCATAGTTGTTACTCTGCACTACTACCAATGCTGTTTTAGGCAATTGAGTCAACCAAAAATCATATTGTGCTTGTGTTAAATGTTCGCAACTAGTGTTAATAATTATGTCACCTACAGACCATTCGTTTTCTTGTTGACGCAAATAAGAAAGATGGCACATGTCTGCGGTAATAGCTTTGAATCTACCGACCATTTCTTCTTGTTTGTTCATCATTGATGCTATTGGTTCACATGCCGGATCAATATCAGTACTCCAAATTTGAGTTACTGGAATATTACTTTGGAATATCATACTAGATAATATTCCTAACCAGCCACCGTGTATCTCAATGAAAGATGGCTTATGAACATATGGTTCTAATTTTTCAATTAACCATTCTTTACTTTTGAGTTGCCCACTCCAAAATCCATCAAGTGTACGCATGGGATCAGGACTTTGGCGTATAGCCTGCATCCAAAAATGTAAATGTTCAGTATCAATTTTCATATTAATTACTTATCAGATGTTTTTCTCAGTGTATCTTATTGTCATTCAAGGCCTAATTCCTTGCGTATTTTTGTAGCACTAATATCCGTAACAGCATCATCAAATGTCTCTTCGCCCGAGGTATATCCAACTCCACGACCCCATCCAATGTGAACAATATTAGGTACTACTTGTATTTCATATTGTCCTTGATATATTGGATCTAAATCTCTACGAATAAACTTAGTAACTTGGTTAATTTCAAATGGATTACTGCCTTGCCAACCCTGTACATCACGAATTTGTATGACAACTTGTCCAGTACGTTGTATCAGTTTATCAAATAATGCACGATGTCCATCATGCCATGGTTGCCAGCGCCCCAACATCTGCACCGTTTCTTTTTTCCAATTAAAAACAGGACGTCTGCGATTTTCAACAATATGATCTGTAATAAATTCAGCCCATTTCTCACAATTTTGTTCAGTGATACGGAAATCATATACTTCGGGTTCTACAAACATAGCATTGGTATCTGCATAACGACCTTCACGGATAGTATCTACCCAAATAGTCCAATCTGCTTTATATAGATTACGCATTTCTACTAATGGTGCTACAAAGTCAGCAATCATATAATCATATGCAGTAAGTTTGTCGGCTAATTTACGCATTCTTTTTGCTTGGCGAATGCGTCCTGACTCTGAAAAATCCCAGTCATTGTACTGTTCACGGATTTCGTCAGCATTTAACCAACCTACTAATTTGTTAGCATTTTGTAATTGTTTTTGCAATTCTTGTGCTAATGTAGTTTTACCTGATCCAGGTAGTCCCATAATTAAAATTCTTTGTGTCATTTTAGTTCCTTTAAAACTTGAAGTTCTGGTATCACGTTGAATATATTTTCTTCTCTTACTTTATCTACACTGTTAGAAATTACTATAAATTTCAAACGATTTTTCATACTATGAGGTTTTTCTAATTCGTGTATGATATGAGTGAAACGGTTGTCGATAGATGTTTTATGTTTTGCATTAAACTCTTTAATGAAAGTCTTCAATTTTCCTAATGTTGTTTTGCGGAAATGATCCGGAAGAATACTTACATGATAGTGTTCTGGAAACTGTAATAGATTGATAAAGAAATTTTGATGATTGTGCTTACTAGTAATTACACCTATATTTACTAAATGCTCAATGATTTCAGGGAGTCTGAATACATTCCAAGCACCAACAGTGATTCCGGGGCGAACTACAATGTTGTCCAGTGCTGCCATTTGTTTTAAATTATCTTCAACTTTATGCCAAACAGTTCCTGAACGTAATAGCTCGGCTCTTTCACCTATCTCATCAATACTTGTCCAAACTTCAACCTTACCGGGTTTCCATAACTTCCAATAATCTAACGCATTCTTTTTGCCATAAGTAAGAGTAGATGCATTTGTATTGTATGAAATATATGTATCAGTGCGCTTATTCTCAATCAACATATCAAGTATTTGCCAATGTTCTGGCATGATTAAGGGTTCACCACCTGCAAAATAAACTCGTTCAACATGTTTAACCTGATCTTTTAGGAAATCAAAATTTGACATATTATTAACGGATTCAATATTCCAAACTTTTTCTTGATTTGAAATCCAACCTAGCTTTTTAGCATCGGGTACCCAAGCAGAACTAAATCTTGGGCCACAACTACGACACTTCATGTTACATAGATTACTGAAACGAAAGTCCCAGTATTTCAATTCCATTTTGTTACAGGTTCCGTCGGCTTCAGTAATGATTGGTATGTTTTTTAATACACTCTTAAAATCGTTATTATGAAATATGCGGGAACTCTCACCAGTAACTCTTTCTTGGTTGAAACACGTAGAACATATATTAGGTTCACGACCTTCCATCATCTCTTTACGTAACAACTTCATGTTATCGCTATTCCAAATCTTTTCAATTGGTTCGGTAGTGAGATCTCCTGCATAATAATTATAAGGACTAGTCAGACAACATGGTACAATTTTACCATCAGGTTCAAATGCTAGATGCATCCAAGGTACTGCACATATTACATCTTTGGGTGATAATTCTTTTGAGTTTTTCTTTTTTCGTATTACTCTTA